GGTACTTTGCGAGGAGGTAGGCGGTCCAGAGGTCGGCGCAGTCGGTGAGGTTGTCAAAAGGAGCGCCGTACTCCTTGTCTCGGTCGCCCGAGGTAAGCTCGATCGCTTTCTTGAGAAGGTCTATACGGTTCATGCTGGACTCCAAGGTTGAGAGGAAGAGGAGGGGATTGCGCCCCTCCTCCAGTTCTTCTGGATCAGTCCACTGCAGAAGTCCTGCCGATCCGAGCGTAGACGATAGAGGCGTCGTTCTTGTCGCGCTGGTGCCCGACCTGACCGAGGAACTGCCGGTTCGGAACGTCGTTGATCCATTCCTGCAGCGTGCCGCTGTCAGTGTCGATGCCGCAGTTTGCAAGGAACGCCTTGAGCTGGTTCAGCGTGGTCTCGAACCTGATCTCGTCGTCGTGGTTGAAGAGGAACTCCAGGCGCATCGGACGGCCTGCCGGGTTGCCGTACTCGGCCAGCATGTCCGGGTCCACGTCGTCGTAGGCCGCGACGGTCTCGACGTTGAACGTGAGTTTGTCGGCGGAGCCGGTCGAGAACGTGACCTCGGACGGAGCGTCAGGAACCTTAGTGACGCGCATGATGTAGTGGCCGAGGGGGAGCGGGGGCGGTGCTTTGATTTCTTCTGCTGCGCGTGCAAGTGCTTCTGAAAAACGAGCCATGTGTGGTGTCTCCTAGGGTTGAAAGGGGCTCTCAGGCTTTGCCTTTGAGCTTATCGAACAGGGTTTTCAGTCCTGTCTCGATCGGGTACTCGGCCTCTATTGTCATAGGGGCCGGGTTCTTGAGCATGACCGTCGCGGTCGGGTAGGTTTTGAGGCGACGTTTCACGCTCTTCCCAGTGCCACTGCTTTCGAGCAGCACGAGGGTGTTGAAGTAGCGAGGGAGCTTCGGGCCGAGGGCCTTGCCGACAGCGGAGGGGAACCCCTGCGTAGTGTTGTCAGGCATGGTCACGAGGTCGATGTGGCTCATGATGATGACGTTGGTTCGGAAGGTCTCGTTGGTGACGTTGGCTACGATATCCTCGATGACCTCCTGAGCCTTACGATAGATGAGCCGATCGTCCTTCAGCGCGAGGTTCATCTGGCGGACGAAGGCGTAGGCTGCCTTGCCCATGTTTGTAAGGCTGTCGATGACGAGGATGGTGTCGGAGCCCCACTCTGCAGGGTCCGTGCCGTCCTCCCACTTTTCCAGTGCGTTGGTGCCTTGGGTGAAGGCTTTGGGCGTTCCGACGATCATAGGGCCTGCGGGTCCGATCTTCGTCTTGTCCCTGAAGGACATGAAGCTGATATTCTTCAGCTTGTCCGGGCACTCAGCCTTGACGTGGTTGACAAGGGCGTCGAGGCCGTTGTCGAAGTCGAGGATGCGGATGCGGTAGCCGTCCTTGGCGAGGGAGGTCAGAGCGCCAGTCTTCCCGGCGCCGCTGTGTCCGATGAGCATGATCTTGACGAAGGGGTCTGCTGTGCGGTCGGAGAGTTCGGGCATGGTAGGGACTCCTTAAAGGTCAGCGAGGAACGATCGGGTCCCAGGGCGTTTCGCGGTGGACGAAATCCGAGAGGATGTAGTTCTCTCGAACAGCCGGGTCCTGCGAGCAAAGCTTGCGGAAGGGGCAGCCTCCGTAGTTTCCGCAGGCAGAGAGGTTCATGGAGAACTTGTTGACCATCGTGGCTGCGCGGACGGAGGCTATCTGCCAGAGGGAGTTCTCGTGCCACTCCTCGATCTGGGCGCGGGTGAAGGTGATCGGGGAGCGCTCGAAGCGGGTGAAGCCGACTGCGATCTGAGCTGCGTCGATGATGCCGCCTCGAACTGGGGAGTTCAGCACAGTCTTCCCGGCCCATGTGTAGCCGAGGAACTGGTTGTTCGGTTTGAACTGATCGAAGTAGTAGGGACCGAGGCCTGCGCCGGTTGTGTTGTGCGTAGGGATATAGTCGTCGGTTATGTAGAGATGGTTGCGAGCCGAGACCTCTATGCACATCGTTTCGACTGGCTCTACCTCCTCGACAAGAACTATGCGGGGATTTCGTTGCTGTTGCCCGAAGGAGGGGCCGTAGAAAGTGCAGCGGAAAGCGTTTCCGCTACGGCCTCGATAGCGAGCGGTGTTGCCGAGGCTTCGAGCAAGGTTGCATATGTCTTTTGCAAGCTGCTCGGAAGTTGTGTCGTAGAGCTGGCTTACGCCGTTTCTGCAGCCGTCTGTGTCGATCAGGCCACGAAGAAGTGCTGTGCGGTGTTCTATACTGGAGTATAGGTAGCACTCCGGAATGAATTTCGCTGCCGACAGTTTTCCTCGTAAGCCTAGGGCCTTTATCGCACGAAGAGTACGACCGCCGCTGATAGTCCAGCTGTTGTTGTGGATAGAGGCGGGTTTTATCTTGTCGCCTCCGATAAGCGTGGCGAGAATGGCAGCCTCTTTCCCGTCTTTATCTGAGAACTGAATAGATTGTCCGGCGAGATACCCGTCTCCGAGTAGGAGACCGAGAGCGTAGGGGTCCAGAGGCAAATCTGCCTCTGGGAATTGCATGGGCATGAGAAGAGGAAGCTCCCATTTCTTTCCTACAAGCTCCGGCGTGGTGATCGTCCGCCATTTTGTTTGAGGTCTTCTGACGCGCCACAAATGGTCGCCAGCCGCGTAGGTGACAGCCCCATCATTAGTGGTAATTCTGTAGCAGCTGGTTATGCCCTTAGGGTGGAGGCCTTTGACTGTGTGAAAACTGCCGTCTGTGCCCATGATGGACTGACCGACCTCTAGCGTTCCGATAGGTAGGAAGCCTGTAGGGGTGAGAACGGTGGAGGTCAACGGTTGGGCCTTTTGATCCATCCAGTAGGTTCCGCCGCCGTATTCAACGACCCTGTCGAGGTGCCCGCAGTAAAGAATGTCATTGGACATTTCGAGGGTGAAGGAAAGCTCGACGGCTGGCTTGCCGTCTGCGAGGTAGTGCGTGCGGATGCCGTCCTCGGTCTCGTCGGAGAACTGCAGGACGTACCAGACGATCGAGCGGATCAGGTTGTAGCGAGTCTTCTTCGCGTCGTCGAAGGAGATCGGCTCGCCACCGGGGATGCGCTCTCCCTCGGGAGTCAGGTCGTGGTTCCACGAGGCGATCATGGCTTCACGGACAACTGCGCGAAGGGCGGAGGTGGAGTCGTGGCCTTCGGCCTGGTAGAGGTAGAAGTGCTCGAGCGCCTTGGCGTAGATGCCGCCGAAGATGAGGTGGACGGACTTCTTCTTCGGCTCGATGTTGGCGATCATGCTGTAGTAGTATTTGCGGTGGCAGGTGGATGCGAGCTCGAGGGAGGTCGCGTCGAAGGCGAACTGCACACCGTCTTTGAAAGACTTGCGCTCTGACATTACAGGTCTCCCAGATCAAGCTTCAGCTTGCTGCCGACGCCATCGACTGCTGCCTTCTCCTTCGCGGTCAGCTTGGGTGTGGCGGCGCCTGCGGCAGGCTTCGGGCTGTTGTTGAAGGTGTGGCGGTCAGCTCGCATCTTCTCGATAATGCGGTCAATGTCCTGCTCAGTGTGTTTCAGAGGGTCACGGGCGAAGAGGATTGCAATGGGGGTCTGGTCTTCAACGGGCTCAATCGACATTCAAATTCTCCAAGTCAATCTCTGGGGCTTCGGTCTTCTCCCTGACCTTGAGGCGATCGACGTAGTGGGAGATAACGTTTCTCACGATGGAGCTGACGGGGTAGCCGCGCTCGGAGAAGACTCGCTCGAGGTAGTCCCAGTCTCCCTCTCGAAGGTTGAGCGTGTGCTTCTGCAGGTCTTCATTCTTTTTCTTCCCCACGGGTGCTGTCCTTTCGTATGAGCCAGAGGTCGGTTTGAGGGGCGCTCCGCGACGAGGAGATCGTGATGCAGGCGAGGTCGGGGTCTCGCCGCTGCTCCGCGTAGAGGCGCTGGCGAAGGCGGTTCGGGTCGGTGGTGGTGACGATGACTCCGAGCTCAGCGTTCAGCGCTTCGTAGAGGAGCTCTGCGGGCGAGACCCCGGAGGTCACGGGTGGGCTTCGATGGTGAGGATGGGGTGGATGTTTTTGCCCCGCTGCTCGAGGGAGGTGACGGTGGCCTCAGCGGTTCCGCCGTCGTCGATCAGCGGTGCGATCCACGCGGCCTGATCGCGCTCGACATAGCCGAGGTGCAGATCCTCAAGATAGACCTGGATCGCGTTGCTGTCGTAGGCGTTGTCGGGCTCGCGGCGGAGGTCGAGAGCGTCACCCTCGGAAAGTGCAGCGGCGGCTTGGACTGCGGCTGCGCCTCGGAAGTGCATACCGACGCAGGCGACGTTGGTGAAAGTGGACATTTGAGACTCCTGTTGAATGAGAACTATCGAGACCGGTTTTCCCGCGAACAGCCCGTGTGAAGCTAACGCCCGGTCTCGATAGCGAGTACAGTCTACTGGGGGGAGGTAGAAGGCTGCACTCGAGAAGGCGTCCGCAGGCGCCTGCTGGAAAGCAGCGGGTGCCGGGAGGAGTCACTCCCCGGCACCCACGCAACAGCCGTCAGAAATCGAGAGCGATTCCGTCAGCCATTTTCGTCCGCGCGTTGACGTTCTTCTTCGCCTGCGCGATGACCTGTTCCATCTCGGCAACCTCGGCAATCTTCGCCGCCAGCTTGTCCGCGTCAACGTCCTTGACCTTGCGACCGCTGCCCTTCAGCTGCGCGGTGACGAGGCCACGAGCGATCGACAGGGCTTCGCGCTCGACCGGGTCAGCCGGAGCACGTCCGCCGCCGACAGAGGCCAGGGTGAAGACGTAGTTCGCGTCGTACTCGGCTACGAGAGCAACGGCCTCGGCGGTGGCAGCTTCCGAGAACGCGCCCTCGGCGTCGGCCAGCGCGTCGATTTTCTTCCGAGTTGCGTTGGAGATATTCTCGGTCCGGGTCTGGTTGAGCGCCTTGGCTTCCGCCGGGGTGCAGACGTGGCCCTCGGCGTAGGGCGTGGAGATAGTGAAGGTAAGGCCAGCAATGGTGGCTTCGCGGGTCTGGGTCATGGTGTGCCTTTCGGGCTTTGGGTTGCGACAGGGAAAGTATATGCGCGGGATTGCGCGGGGTCAAGAGGGTTAATCTCCCCTTTGTGTTATTCTTTCGTAGAGGTGCGGGGATGGAAGCGGGGCCATTGGCGCGCGGGCGGCGGTGTCGGCCAATGCGGCAGCGACTGCGTGGGAGCAGAAGTCGCGCTGGCCGGGGCCGAACGGGGTGAACCCGCCAGCGTTTATGGCACCGCCCTCGCGGAGCCACTGGGCAAGCTGCTCGTAGGAGGCGGAGCGAAGCATGGCAGGAGATATGGACATTGAGATGACTCCGTGGGCAGGCTGCGGTATGGCGGCGCGATTCATTGCAATGACCATACCGCACCCCCGCGTGAATGTCAAGTAACGGATACAGCTTCCGGTGCATCCGCCGTCCAGCCTTCGCTCTCAACGTAGATCAGGCTTTCCCTCGCTCTGGTCTGAATGACGTAGCGGAGGTTCCGGTCCTGGCCTGCCGGGCGGAGGAGCTGCTGGTCGAGGAAGAAGACCCGATCGAACTCCAGGCCCTTCGACTTGTGCCCGGTCATCAGTTTGATCCGGCCCTTTCTCGAGGTGATTTCCTGGAGGAAGGACATGGCCTCGCCAAGGTTCGCGGTGGCCTGGATGAAGACCGCGATG